GCAGTAGGTTTGCCCGGCTGACTCGGAGCCTTCACGATGGGCTTCACCGCGGGTTTCCCCTTCGATGCCTCCAACCGCAGCTTCCTGCCAGCAATGAAGTCGCCTATGAGCACCTGGTACTCCGGCAGGCTTGAGAGCTGCGGCAACTGCCGCAACACCGTCTGCGCTTCCGTGTACTCGGTACTGGCACGGTCCTTCCACCAAGGATAGAGCTGCTCGGCCACCGGCTTGATCTGCTGGTAGTTCTGCAAGAATCTCGCACGATTGGGGATGTGCAGATCCAGCGCATCTTCGACACGCCGTCTGATCTGCTTCACCTCATCCGCGCTGTACTCCCTGCCGTCTACTTCGCAGCCGTCGATATTGTCCTCGCACCACCGTTTCAGGTTCCGGGCTTTGCTCCACTCATCGTTGAGTTTGGACGCATCCCAGACGTCAGCGAATGGATCGTTGGACGCCACCGCAGGCACAGGCCGTTCGGCTTGAGTCTGCTCCAGCTTGGTCTTGGCGTCGTTGAGTTCACGCTCTAGCGCCTCGGCCTTCTCCAGCGCCTCTCGTTTCTGGCGCGTGAGCTTGTCGATACGCTTGCGGAAGCCCAACGACTCGTCGTTGTCTTCGGATTCCGAAAGAACTTCATCAGGCGGCTCGGCCTGACTCTCCGTTTCTTCAGCGGTCGGTTCCGCTGCCTGTTCCTCGTCCGCACTCGCGGCCATAGGCTCAGGCTCCGATTGTTCAACGGACTGCTTCGCCTTCTCGTCCTCCCCGCTGAATCTTGACTTCAGCAGCTTCGCCAACGCCGATTCGTCGAACTGCATCGGGTTGAGTGGGGGCTGTGCCGTGTTTTGGGCAGGTTGCGCTTCCTGTGTCGTATTCGGGATGTCCATGCTGTTTTGACCCTGCAAGCCGGGTATCATTCGCCAGGGTGGTTAAAGGCCCACCAAGAAGCCGTTGTTGTAGTGAGATATCAAGAACGACGAGAAGTCAAATCTTTCTCACTTCTGAGCGAGCTTATTAGCAAGCTCAAATCTTGTATGGCAGCAGCCCTACCGCAGTTGTAGGCGCGGTCTTCTGCCGATAGGTTAGGCATAATAGCAGAACGACTCTCGTCCTCTGCTGTATCTGCAATGATCTGCAGGAATGCCGCAATTACCGGGTGCTCGTCGGATACGGACAGAGCCTCGGTCAGTTGTTCTTGGTTGAGTTTCATTGCACTATTGCACTCCAAGGCGGCCAGTGACCGCATTCTGCTGTTGCTGAACCGAGAACTGCAGGTTCTCGATGTACTTCTGCAGGTTAGCTTGGAAGAGCTGATCCTGCTGCAACTGGGCCTGATACTTCGGGTTCGAAGCCAGCACCTGCTGGGCGAACTGCAGGCGCATAGCAGCCGTCGGGTCGTTCTCACGCAGCGTAGGGGGATTCCCGAGGCTGATCAGCGCGATCTCATCGTTGGTCTCGCCGAACATCTTCTGGGCAGCCGGTCCCTGCTGCATGACCAGCTCGCTCGCAAGGTTGGGATCAATGCTGCGCAGGGCCACCGAGATCAGCTTGGCCCGGTCGATGACTCCGGCCGTGTCGAGAGGCAGCACCAAGGTGCTGATGGCCTTGAGCTTCTCGGTCACCAGGTCGGTCGACAGCTCGCGGATGTCGAACTTCAGCATCACATCGAAGTCCTGCACGTTCTCAGGCAACTGCGTGGTGGAAGCCGTAATGCGCATGATCTCCGCTGGCCCGACGTACTGCAGCGTCAAGGCAAGCACCTGCCGAAAGGCCTCGGTCCACCCGTGCAACCAGTTGTTGATCAGGCGCTGCTGGCGCATCTGGGTGACCGCAGGGGGCACCTTCTCGGTGGGGCGCCCGAAGTAGCGGTCGGTCTGGGCCTCGATGGCCGCGATGAGGTTGAAGGCAACACCAGGCTCCCGAGCAGGAGGCGCTAGGAAGCCAATCTCGCCGCGGCGCAGCACCGGCACCTGCACGGCCGGCCCAATCTTCAGGTTGCCACCACGAGTCTTCGGCACCTCGATGGGCGGCAGCGTCGCCAAGCTGGTGTAGTCGAAGATCGAATCACGCTGGGCCTTCACCTCATGCTGCCAGGTCGAGCAGACGTCGGGCACGCCGCGGCTCTCGGTGATCTGGCGGTGAACGAGCTCGGAGCGCCAGACAACGAAGGGGTACTGACCGTGCGAGTATTCCAGAGCTTCAAAGTAGCCCCACTTGTCGCCCACCTGAGGGCTGAACACCGTGTAGAACACACCCGGGATACCGTCTGAATCCACAGCCTTCTGGTAGGCGTAGCAGACCTCGATCAGGTTCTCACGGTCGAGCAACGAGTTCTCAGCAAGTCCGACGCTGTACGAGAAGTCCGAGTAGTCGCTGAAACGTCCCATCGTGTTGATGGCCTCTTGCGCCCACTCGCTGTCCCAACCCTCCACCTCGACCTTGTTCAGCAACTGCGCCTCGGTCATGTAGAACCGGCGGAAAATCACCCTAGCCGACTGGATGTCGGTGGTCTCCGGCGGGAACACCAGCTCGTCCCACGGCGCCAAGGCCGCGATCATCGGCTTGTTTGTAACCATCGTTGGCACCGGGAAGTCACACTCGCCCTCCTCGCGCAGCTCGCGGACGGCCTTCAACGCACGGCGCTTCTTGAGATTCGGGAATGCGGCCAGCAGGAGCTCCGCGGACTGATCATCGGCCTCCGGGTTGGCAATCAGGTTTGGCAGATCTGCCAGAACCGATCCTTGAGGCGACTGGGCAGCCAAGGCCACAACCTGATCCATCGTCAGGTACTGCTCCTTCTGCCCCAGCTCCTGCTGCCAGGTGACGTGCACACCGGCCCACCCGTAGGTCCACAGGTACTGCGACAGCAGCTCTACCTCACGGGTCAAATCGTTGTACATCCGGGCGTTCATAGCCCAGTCCATCAGGTTGTGAGCGGTCACAGCCTGATCCAACTGGCTGACGTTGGTAGGGGAAACCCGGAGCATCGAGCGCCAGAATGACGTCGAGCACAGATCCACAAGGCCATTGATCACCTCATCGGCCAGCGGAATGCGCGTGTCGCTCGCACCATCCCAAGGAAACGCCGGCTTGTTTCGATTGGCATCATTCCATTTCTTGCCGTCATCGGTCTGACCTGGCCACCTGCAGTACCGCACCTGCTCGACACGGTCGATCCTAGCGAAACATCCGTAGTCGGTAGCACTGCGCCGCAACTCCTCGGTCAATGCAGGCACATTGGGCTCCTCGCCGACCCGGGCCATCACGTCTGTTGCCGTCTTGTAGGAATCTCCTTGCATAGTGTCTTGTGTTAGTATCCACCGCCGCCGCGACTATCAAAGCCCCCGCGGCCCACAAACGCAAGACCCGAGACCAACAACATACCCAAGCAATCAATGGGGTCCTTGGTCGCACCCTTCTGCCCGTCGCGGCCGGTGTGCTCCGAAAGAGCATAGATCAGGTTCGTGCAGTCGTTCACAACGTACAATTGTGGCTCGTTGATCGACGTCAGTTCCTGCGTGGCATCGTAGGAGAGCTGGGAGTTGATTGCGGACGTCCGCTGGTCCACAGGCACGCCCGGGGCAGGGATGAATGCCATGCCGTCGTCTGTGGGGTCGTCGGATTCGGCCAAGAGGTCGATCAGGGTCGTGCCGCCGGCCTCCGAGAGGGCCGGAGAACCGCCTGCCTTGGGGTCGATCAGACGCATGATCGGCTCGCCGTAGTTCAAGTCGGACTCGATCTGCCGGAACAGCCTCCGGTATTCCGAGATCGACCGGCCAGCCTCCAGCGTCTGCGCAGGCCCGGGCTTCCCATCAGCCTTCTCAGAAGGCAGCACCCACTCGCCGTAGTTGGCGAAGTCAGGGAACTCCCGCACCACCACCCGCTTCCCATCCTCATAAACCAGCATCCACAATGCGTACCAGTTACGAGCACCCGCGGGGTCGCAGACCATGTACAGCGTGCCGCCGGGTGGTACGGAGGAGGCAGGGATGCAGTGGATCTCGGGGCGGAAACGAGCGAAAGCCTTGCCGATGTTATCCGAGGCCCACCCATAGGCTCGCGTCAGAATCTGCCCCATAGGCGAGGCCGCGAGCTTCAGCTTCATCTCATCGAACGGGTTGTACGGGTTGTCTTCCGAGAAGAAGAACACAGTCCTTCTGTTAGTCTGATTCTGCACCATAGTGCGTGCAGCCTTTCCTATAGGCCACGTCGGCAAGCCTTGTTTGCCTTTGAGCAACTCAGCGTCATGGAACTTGGTGATCGCAGAGCCAGTGGTGAACTCCTTGTACACACTGGCCACACCCTCCAGCGGCGTCTGTGTGATCAATAGCTTGCCACGCCTAGTAATCAACCGATACCGCAGCGTCTCAACCCAGCTCTGCGGCACCAACTCATCACACCAGATCTAGTCAGCTTCCCGCCCCTCAATCGTGTTCTCCGATT